AGGGGCGGGTTTTGACACTTGGGCGGGACCTGGATGGGGTCCACCCGGCGACCCCGGTGATTTAGGCATCGACCCGACTGAAGATGCCGCCCCTGGCGAGGGTCCTGATGCCGGGGATGCGGGTGCCGGTTGGGGCGGCTGGGGAGAGGATGGCGGTGCGTACTATCGTGACGGTGGCCTAGTGCGGCAACCTGATCGAGATGCTCGCGGGCTGGCGAGCCTTCTATAAAAGGCGTTGCCTTGTAATTCACCTCGTTTGTCTACTGCGGCTATCTCGTCCCGCATCCTCTATTTCGTTTAGTGCGTCAGCGAGTTCTCCCGAATCAAGATATCCTTCTATTTTTCTATGATCGTCGTCTGCTACACTATGGGCGTGTCCGGAAAATTCTGAAGCATCCAGGTGATGCCATCCAGGGACGGTAATTCCTACCTGATACCCATTCCAATTAAAGTTCATCTCCCCTCGGAAATGGGTCTTAACATACTTCGTAACCCCACTGACTTGTCTCGCATGTGTCCTCACAATGTGGAATATGGGCTTAGTTCTTCCACTAGGAAGTGTTGTAGTCAGGCGATCTTTAAAGAAGTAAGGAGTATATAAGATATCTATGGGGAACAAAGCGGTAGTATTTCCTCGCCTGACCCGGACTTTAGCCATTTCCGAGTTCTGCATAGAGAAGGCATTGGCAGCAAAGACGAATATTCGAGACATGTATGAATGAACATCTGGAATAGAGTCTTTATGTTGGTCGGCCCAATCAATGAAGAAAGGATCAATAATGAACTTCTTTCTATTAATTTGGAAGCGGCCCGAATGACCCGGATTTTTAGAACGAATGGTCTGTGCCACATTCTGCCGTATCTTTAGTACTTGCACATTAGCTTCTTCGTCTAAAGCCACAGCAAACTCAGTAACCGATCCTTTTTTACTCTTACTGTTTTTACGGAATAATCCGTCCCAGCAGACCATTACCACGTATATGTCGCCCCTACCTTTCTGAATGTCTGGATGAACCGTATCTTTTTTGAATTTCCTGAAACAAATGAATGTAGGTTCAAAGTACTCTCCGTCTCTATCTTCGTCTGCACCCTTACAAAGGAAGAAGGCACCAAATGAAGGCCGATTAGTTTTCCACCAAGGATATAAGTAGTGCGCTTTCCAGGAGTCTTCATAAATAACATCAAGTTCCGATCTCGGTAATATTGCTGCTCCAAATTTCCTGTGCAATCGGAAAGAATCTACATCTGCTTTCCTCAGTCTCTTGATGATATCGAAGTACTCATCTAGTCGGTCTAAAATAGTGTGACGGAAGTTGTAGATGTCCGGGTTGCGGTTGTATTGCCTCTTCACTTTGGGCTTGGTGCCGGTCCACGTCTTTATTGCAAGGATGAACTTCTTCAGCAATCTTGTGACGCACTCCATCTGTGTCTCCTTCCACAACTCCTTCAAGTCAACCATTCGCGGGTCTCTTCCCCCAGGATCTGATCAGCAATGCTGATCTTGTCACGTAAAGCGCCAACGATTTTCTCATCTACGGTTGAGGGGGAAATTAGATCAATGTAAGTAACCTTGTTGTTCTGCCCGATGCGATGGGCGCGGTCCTCTGACTGCATACGCAACTCCAGGTCATAACTATTGCTGTAGTAGATGACCGTTGTTGCCGCCGTCAGGGTCAAACCATAACCGCCGGTTTTGGGGTGCCCCACGATGAAACGTAATTCAGACTGCCGATCCTGGAAATTTTCCACAATCTTCTGGCGCTCCGAATCAGGCGTCTCACCGTGGAGCGTGGAAACCGCTTGTACGCTGTAGCGGTCCCGCAGAGCCTCGGCAATCGAGCGAATGTCCATGGACCATGTCGCCCATATGAGTGCCTTGCCCTGAATCTCATCACATATATCCAGGAGTGCGCCGAGCCTGTTTGAAGCAAGCTCGTGTACCTCACCAGAATCATCCGTTAAATGACCCAAGCAGATTTGCTGAAGGCGCATAATCTGCGTCAGAACATTCTTGGTAGTCGCCAACTCACCACTGTCCAGCCGCGCCAGCGCCAGATGCTTCATCTGGGCATACGCATCCGACTGCTCTTTCGTTAGCTCTATTTCTCTTTTCATGTAGACTTTATCTGGAAGGTCCAGGCAGTCTTCCTTGCGAACGCGGAAAGAGTGACCCTCCAGGGTCTCCGTTAGCTCATCCAGCCTGCGGAACCCCGCAACATGGTTGAACGAGTGCGTTCCCATCGTCCTCCGCTGAATGACCGCGTAACGTCCTTGAAAAGCATAGAAGCTCTTGAACCCTAGAATCCTTGAGTCCAAGAAATCCATCTGGCTATATAAGTCCAGCGGGGACTTTGTAACCGGAGACCCCGTGAGAATCCTCCGGAAGACCGCTCCGCCGCCCACGTTGCAAATAGCTTTGGTGCGCTTGGCTTTCCGATTCTTGATTGTCGTTGATTCATCGACAACCATGAAAGCGTTGAACCGGTCAACGAACAACTCCGCAACCTCAACACCCTTCTTGGTGCTAAACGCCTCGACGTTCATCAAGAGGAACTTCAACTTGGATGACTCGGTGTACAGGTCATTAAGTTCAGCCCGCTTCGTTTTCGTCAGGCCGGGCTTCCAGAGAACGATCTCGCGTTCAATCCGTTCCGGGAGGTGCGTTCCGATCTCTCCGATCCAGTTCGCAATGACGCCCTTTGGCGCAACGATGAGGGCGAAGTTGATTTTGCCGCTCTCAAAGTTGCAAGCAATCGTGTCCAGGCATACTTTGGTCTTGCCCGTTCCCATGTCCAGGAACAGCGCGAAGCACTGGCGGTCTGCGCTTGCATCAAAAGCCTCGCGCTGGTGCGCGTAGGGCTCCGTGAAGAATTCAAAATTCGGCATAAGATTTCTCTTGCATTGTCCCGCAAACACCTATATAGATTCTTCTGACGGTTCAGTCAACCCTCGATTAACGAACAAAGGAACAAGCCCCATGAACGACCTCATCAATTCAATGGCTTCCGATTCAGGAAGCATCTCCGACAACCTGGACAAGCTTGACGACAGCCAACTCGACGGCATCTCCCGGCTGGCAAACGAAGCGGCGGCACTCGAACAAAAGCTCATTGAAAAAGAGCAAGCCATGAAAGAGACCAAGGCCGCTCTCCACAAAATCACCGACGAGCAACTCCCAGAGGCTCTGGAAGAGATGGGCCTTCAGAAGTTTACCCTGACGGACGGCTCAGAGATTTCAGTCAAGCCGATCTATTCGGCATCCATCCCCAAGGACCGGCGCGATGAAGCCTACCAGTGGCTCCGCGACAACGACTTTGGTGACATGGTCAAAAACAACGTTACCGTCACATTCGGGCGCGGCGAGGATGCCGTTGCAAAAAAGTTCCTGGACCTGTGCGGTAACCAAGGATTCGCTCCCGACCAGTTGGAAAAGGTCGAGCCCATGACTTTGAAGGCTTGGCTGAAGGAACGTGTAGTAGCGGGTGACGCCGTCCCGCTGGATTTATTCGGCGCATACATCTCTCAACGTGCAACGATCAAAAGGAGTAAATGATCATGGCTAAATCAGTAGCGAAAAAGAACGGCAACGGTGGCGTTGCCAAAATGGACCCCAACCTCTTCGCCGAGGACGCGGGGATTGGCGTCAGTGACCTCAACTCGGAAGATCTTGCAATCCCCTTCATCAAAATCTTGCAAAAGATGTCCGATGAACTGGATGACCTGGACGATGCCAAAGCGGGTGATGTCTTTAATACCGTCACCAAGGAAGTCTCCAAGGGCAAGCAGGGAATCCGCGTGATCAACTGCGCGTATAGCCTTCAATATATTGAGTGGGAGCCGCGTGGCACCGGAACCGGAGCCCCCGCCGCCATTTACAGTGCTGGAGACGCCATCCCCGCAATAGAGCGCGGCGACGACAACAAGGATTATCTAGCCGATGGCTCCGGGAGATATCTGGAGAGGACCGCCCAGCATTATGTCCTCGTCATCGATGAGGACGGGGTGACCCAGCAAGCCCTGCTGCCCATGAAATCGACGCAGTTCAAGAAGTCGAAGCAGTGGAACAGCGCCATGCGTTCGCTCAAAATGAAGGACGCCAAGGGGAATCTCTTTACACCTCCCCGCTTCAGCCACATTTGGCAATTGGAAACCGTGCCGGAAGAAAATAAAAACGGCTCATGGCACGGCTGGCAGATCTCCAAAGACTCTGTTGTGGAAGATGCCAACCTGTACGCCGAGGCAAAGCTCTTTGCCGAAAGCATCCAGGCTGGAAAAGTCAACGTGCAACATCAGCGCGAAGACGAATCAACCTCTGACGACGTTCCATTCTAAAAAGGGGGGAATGAGGGGGGGCTCCGGTCCCCCCTCCGTCTTTTATGGAACGGGAACTCATTCAACGCTTTGCGCGTATTTTTCGTGGCCTCGACCGCGCCTATGGTGCCGTCGATGTCAGCGGGAAAGCCGAATCAAACGGCAAGAAGAAGGCAACCTACACCATCGTCCGCGAACCACGGACCATGGCTACCTTCAAAGCGCACCTGACCGGCGAGCGCGGCATAGGCATCGTCCCAATCAACGAAGAAAACCAATGCCGCTGGGGTGCCATCGACATTGACACCTACCCGCTCGACCACGAGAAAGTGACCCAGCAAATCAAAACACAAGGCCTTCCGCTGGTAACATGCCGCAGCAAATCCGGGGGAGCCCACCTGTACCTCTTCCTCGCGGAGCCTATAGACGCGGAGAAGCTGCAAACAAAATTGAAGGAAGTGACGGCGGAGCTTGGCTACGCCTCCAACACAGAGATCTTTCCGAAGCAGGTCCAGTTAGTCCTGGAGCGCGGCGATACCGGGAATTTTCTCAACCTCCCATACTTCAACGCGGAGACAGGCCTCCGATACGCCTTCAACGAGGACGGCAGCGCAGCCACGCTTGAAGAGTTCCTTACCATGGCAGAAGCAGCCATGGTTACAGAGGCGCAGCTAGATGAGCTTCTGACAGTTGAAGCAAGCACCGTGGACCAGCGCCTGACGGAAGGCCCCCCATGTCTACAGGCACTCCTCCGACAGGGGTTCCCCCAAGGAACGCGCAACAATGGCCTCTTCAATATCGGCGTCTACCTACGCAAAGCGTTCCCCGATGAGTGGGAAACAAAGATTCTGGAATATAACCAGACCATCATGTCGCCGCCGCTCGACCTCCAGGAGATGAACACCGTTGCGGGCCAGATTAAGAAGAAGGATTACCAGTACAAATGTGAAGACCAGCCCATTCGCGGCTTCTGCAATCGGGACCTCTGCCGCAGCCGCAAGCATGGGGTTGGCGGTGGTGCCAATACGCCAACCGTAGCCAACCTCCGGAAATATGATTCGGAGCCACCGCTCTGGTTCTTGGATGTCAACGGCAACCCCGTTGAACTGGACACCGAGGCTCTCCAGGCGCAAAGCCGATTTCAGATATTATGCATGGAGCAGATCAACTTCATGCCCCGCACAGTTGCGCGTCCAGCATGGGAAGCCCAGATGCACCAGCTTCTTACTAGTATGGTGCAGACTGAGGGCTCAATAATTGACACCAGCGACGATACCAGCATCAGGGGTCAGTTCTACGATCTGCTGGAAGAGTTTACGACGCACATGCAGGCCGCGCTCGACAAGGAAGAGATCCTGCTGCGCCGCCCATGGACCGACGAGGAAACAAACCGCACCTACTTCCGGCTCAAAGACCTGGAAGCCTTTCTGAAGCGCAACAAGTTCTTCGAGTACAAATCCAATAAAATCGCCCAGCGGCTCCGCGACATGGAAGGCAGCGCCGAACAATTCAGAATCAAAGGCCGAACAGTACGTTGCTGGTCAATACCGGCCTTTGCAAAAGTGGAGGGCGAATTCGCCTCCCGGTTTGACGAAGAGGATGTTCCGTTTTGACAAGCCTCGATTGGCCCAAGCTCTTGAGAGATCTTCGGAAGGAGGCTGGACTCAGCCAGCGCGAACTGGCCGACCTGACGGGCCTACCGCAACGCACCCTCGCCGAATACGAGAGCATGATCAACAATCGCCATCTATCCATTTACCGCGTTGAAAAGATCCTGGACTGCCTGGGCTATGATCTCGACGCCTGCTTGAGAGACAAATAATGTTTCGATATTTTGGCCCCCCCGGCACCGGGAAAACCACCACTCTTCTCAACCAAGTAGACACGCTGCTGGCGGAAGGAACCAACCCAAACGATATTGGCTATTTTGCTTTCACACGCAAAGCGGCCCATGAAGCACGGGACCGTGCCGTGGCCCGTTTCCAGCTAGATGCAGAGGAAGACTTCACCTATTTCCGCACATTGCACAGTCTCGCCTTCCTCCTCCTTGGCATGAATACCTCAGAGGTTCTCAACGACGCCCACCTGAAGAAATTCAGCGAGGAGGTGGGCGTCGATCTGACGGCTGACGGCGTTGAACGCAACGACGACGAAGGTTTCATCATCATCCGGTCCAACCATCCGGTGATGCGCTGCATCGACATTGCACGGTCCTCGTTGCAGGGACCGGAGTACGCCTACAGAGACAGCGAGCTTTTAATCCCCCTCTACGAGTTCGAGCATGTTTACGATGAGTACCAAAGGTTCAAGGCCGCAAATGGTCTGAAGGATTTCACCGACATGCTGGTGGATCTGGCAGCGAACCCGGCCTACATACCACATCTGAAAGCCGTGCTCCTGGACGAGGCCCAAGACCTCACGCCGCTGCAATGGAAGATTGCCTATCACCTGGACGAAAAAAGTGAGCGCATGTACATTGCAGGCGACGATGACCAGGGCATCTACCGCTGGGCCGGTGCAGACATCAACAAATTCATTTCAATCCCAGGAGGCTCCAGCGTCCTGGAACAATCCTACCGCGTCCCGAACAGCGTCCACCGCATTGCTACTTCCATCACCAACCGCATCCGCTACCGGCAGCAAAAGAACTGGTTCCCGCGCCAGGAGGAAGGATCAACCACACGAATCTATGACCCTTTCGACGTTGACCTCCATAACGGTGAATGGCTTGTCCTGGCGCAGGCCAATTACATGTTGCACCCAATGGCCGAACACCTGAAATCAAGCGGCCAGTTCTTTGAAAGATTCAACAAGCCCTCCCTTGGCGCTAAAGTCCGCTCCGCCATCAATAGCTGGAACCATCTGACAAGTGACGACACCAACCACATCCTCCTGAATGAGGTCCAGAATCTCTACGCATTCATCTCCTCCGGGGAAACCGGCGTAGAGCGCGGCGCGAAAAAGCTGCTTGAAGGAACCCAACCACAAGACCTGTTCAGCCTGGAGTCCCTGCGCCAGCATTTTGGGCTCCGCGCAGAGGGCTCCTGGGAAACGGCCCTCGACAAGATCAGGGACGAAGACCGCGCCTACGCAACCGCACTCCTCAACCGGGGCATTGATATAAACAAAAAGCCCAAGATCCGACTGTCCACGATCCACGGTGCAAAGGGCGGCGAAGCCGACAACGTCCTCCTTTACCTGGACCTGTCCGGAAAGGCCCTCCAGCAAATGGAGCGCAACCCCGATGACGCGCACCGCGTCCTCTATGTCGGCGTCACACGAACCAAGGAGAATCTCGTGCTAAAAATGCCAGAAGATTCGCAACGAGGATGGGCGATATGAAAGTCATCATTGAAAGCCCCTACCGGGCACTGTTACCTGCGGGGGACAACACCTTTGACGTTGTTTCCGTACTCCGACGCCAAGCAATCCTAGAAGAAAACATGTGCTATGCCCGCCGCTGCCTGTCTCACTCCTTGGAGGAAGGAGAATCCCCGTTTGCCTCCCACCTTCTTTATACGCAAGTTCTGGATGACACGGTGGCTGCCCAGCGGGAACTCGGACTGTCCCTGGCAAGCGCATGGTATGATGTTGCCGACCTCTGCGCCATATACACCGACCGTGGGATCAGCGACGGCATGAAACGTGGCATTGAATATGCCAAGAAGATTGGATTAAAAACAGTAGAAAGGAGCATTCTTGATGACGAATATACTGCAAAGAGCTATCGATCTCGTTGGGGGTGACCGCGCCGCCACCTACGGAAACATGTTCGAGAACCACCAGAACATTGCAAAGCTATGGGACGGCTACCTGCACAATATCAAAACCGTGTCTCCGGAAGATGTCGCCAACATGATGGAGCTTCTCAAGATCGCCCGCCGGAAAACCGGAGCCTTCAATGACGACGATTATATTGACGGCGCAGGATATGCCGCCGTCGCCCATGACTGCGCCAGGGTAGAAACGTTCCGGGACAGCAAGTTTGGCGAGGATGTGGAACCCCATGACCTCGCCGCAGAAAATAAGCACCTACGCGCCGGTCTAGAAGAAATCCGTGACGTGGCCCAGATCTCAGAAGGCGTCGAGTGGTACGTGATGATGTGCCAAAAAATCCTGGAAGGGGACACCGACATGCGCGACGACGACGGATGACCTCCCGGAAACACAAAAAAGCGCTCCAGAATCTGCAAATGGTCGTGGGTTCGTTGGTGGAATCCGAGGCTACCGTAGAGCGCGAACTGGAGATGCTCCACGCGGCATACGGCACATACCTCGCCGCCGTAAGGGCAGTCATAGAAAGCCGGGGCCACACAACAGAGTTGTCCGAAGCCGTCACACAAAATGCAACCGGAGTCTGGAAAGACAACGTCATCCCACTCCGGAAGGACACCAAAAATGAAACAGAATCTTAAACAACCACAGTATGGTGTGAAAACCGAATGGGTGCCGGTGGAAGAGCTACCGGCAACACCCCCAGGCATCACAGAAATCGCAATAGACCTGGAGACCAAAGACCCACGGCTCAAGACCCACGGGCCTGGGTGGCCCACCGGAAACGGCGACGTTGTTGGCATTGCAGTAGCCTATGCTGGCTTCAACACCTACGTTCCATTCGGGCATGAGGGCGGCGGCAACCTGGATCGCCGCATATGCCTGGACTGGTTCAAAAAGGAAATTGCCCGGCACCCCTCCGACAAAATCTTTTACAATGCCGCCTACGATGTTGGCTGGCTGCGCCGCCTGGGCATTGTACCGGAAGGGCGCTGGCTCGACGCCATGCTCGCCGCACCAATCCTCAACGAAAACCGCCGCCACTACAGCCTCAATGACGTTGCCTATGAGTATCTTGGGGAAATGAAATCCGAAGCGGCACTCCGGGAGGCGGCGCAGGAGTTTGGCGTGGACCCAAAGGGGGAGCTTTACAAGCTGCCCGCTTGTTTTGTCGGTGAATATGCCGAGGCCGACGCCCGCCTGACCCTCGACCTCTGGCAAATCCTCAAAGCGGAAATGACCAAGGAAGAGCTTTGGCAAGTATTTGATCTCGAAACCAGCGTCCTCCCACTCTGCATAGAAATGACCTGGAAGGGAGTGCGCGTTGACCTGGACGCCGCCGAGAAGTGCAAGCAGCAGTTAACCAAAAACGTCAAGAGCCTGCTGCGTGAGGTGAAAAAGGAAACGGGCCTGGAGATTGAACTCTGGGCTGCGGCCAGCATTGCCAAGGTCTTCGACAAACTGAAAATCCCCTATGGCCGAACAGCCACGGGCCTCCCCTCCTTCACCAAAAACTTCCTCTCGGAGCATGAGCATCCGATTGCCCAGAAAATCGCCGAGGCCAGGGAATATGACAAAGTCGGAAACACCTTCATCTCCTCCATCTTCCGCTACGCTGACGGGGGCCGCATCCACGGCCATATAAACCAGTTGCGATCCGATGGCGGTGGCACCGTATCGGGCCGCATTTCAATGGCAAATCCCAACCTTCAGCAAATCCCGGCCCGCAACCCCGAAATGGCCCGTAAAATCCGGGGCCTCTTCATCCCGGAAGAAAATGAGCAATGGGCCTCCATTGATTTCGATCAGCAAGAGCCACGCATCCTGGTGCATTTCGCCAGCCTCACACAAAAGGGGCTATCCGGCTCCGAGGACTTTGTAAACGCCTACTGCTCGGACCCGGAAACAGACTTCCACCAGATGGTCGCCGAAATATGTTCCATTCCGCGCCGTCAAGCCAAGACCATCAACCTGGGAATCATGTACGGCATGGGACAAACACGGCTCGCGGAGCAACTGGACGTGACACCGCAAGACGCCAAACGGCTCATGCGGCAGTACCATGAAGATGTCCCCTTCGTAAAAGAGCTTACCGACATTGTGCAAAACCGTGTCGCACACCGCGACAAGGGGGGCTTCGTCCGCTCCCTCCTGGGCCGCAAATGCAGATTTGACCTCTGGGAGCCCAACAAGTTCGTCGTCTCAAAACCCCTCCCCCAAGAAGAAGCGTTCTTGGAATACGGGAACAACATCAAACGCGCTTACACATATAGAGCCCTCAACCGGCTCATCCAATCCAGCGCGGCGGACCAGACCAAAGCGGCAATGGCCGCAGTCCACCAGCAAACGAACAAAATTCCTCTGGTCCAAATCCATGATGAACTGGCCTTCAGCGTCGCAGACAAAAAAGAAGCCCGCGAGTTGTGCGAAATCATGGAAGGTGCCGTTGAACTGGAGGTGCCGACGCCCTGCGAGATATCGCATGGGCCATCATGGGGCACCTTGACCACCGTTGACTAGTCCTATACTGTCCCAGACAGGAGAAGAAAGATGAACCCATTGAAATGGAAATCAGTCGTCGTCCCAGTGGCAACTTATTTCCGCTTAAAAGATCTGGCCGAAAAAGAGCACCGCACCATCTCCGGGCAATTCACACACGTGCTCGAAGAGGCACTCAAAGAAGAGAAGGAGGAAGCAGCATGATGACCGCCGCAGCAGCACTCGCTGCCTTTTACGGTTTCTGTCTCATAGTCTATGCTATCGGACACGCCCTTTGAATTTTGCAGTCATCTACGCCGACCCACCCTGGACCTTCAAAACCTGGAGCGACGAGGGCAAGAACCGTTCACCCGAAAACCACTATGGCTGCATGAGCCTAGCCGACATCGAAGCTCTTCCCGTCGCAGAAATTGCCGCCGACGATTGCGCCCTGTTCCTCTGGACCACAGACCCGCTGCTTCCCAAAGCACTCAAGCTCATCGAGGCCTGGGGCTTCACCTACAAGACAGTGGCCTTCGTCTGGGCCAAGCTGAACAAGTCCGCACCGAAAATGATGTTCAGCGAGAAAGACTTCTTCACGGGTCTCGGCTACTGGACCAGG